AGATGCAGCAACCTTTGCTGAGATCATCTCAATCCTGTCGTATTCATCGCAATCTTGAAGAGTGTTTAAAATAGGAGCGAGTTCAGGAATCCCTCGATATTGAACAGGACGAATCTTTCTAAAGAAAGGAATAAAGTCTTTTGATGAGATTAATCTGTAGTCTCTTAAAGTTCCGTTTACTCGATTGCCGACAGAATAATTAATTGGTTTTCCTAAATCATTGACCTCAACTCCATTTTGAAAGTTGTCTTGCTCTGAACCTGTAGCCATTCCTTTTGGATTGCCGATTCGAGAACCATCAATGAATTGAACCTTTCCGTCTAAAACTATCAATCCACAATCGCCATAAAATAAAAGAGAATCAACCATCTGTTGTTGAATTTCTCTCATATCGAATTGACCTGTAATGTCAGGGTCTTGGCTAAACTCTGACCACTCTTCCTCGATCTTAGAATCGAGAGAATCGTCTCCTGTGTTAGCCTGTGGAATAATTCCTCTTCCTACAATGTCAGCCTTTCTTAATCGGGACATTGAAACAATAACAGGATTGTTTCTTCTAAATTCTAAAGAAGCAGAGATTAATTTGTCTCTGTCATAATTACCTAGCTCAATCTCTTCGGATCGGATAGCTTCGTAGCCTCGCCTCGCACGATAGCGAGTGTTTTTTATAGCATCATATCCCCTGAATGCTTTAATGAATTGCTTTGTAGCAAATCCTAGTTTTGAAGGTTTCTTTTTTTTAGCCATCGAAGTTCTTTAATGTTATTCTGTTTCTTCCTCCTCCGAGAGTACCACTTTTTAAAGCTATGAGTTTATCCAACTTGGTAATCTCTTCTAAAATTGTCATCGTATCTCTAAGGGTAAAAGTCTGATCTCCGATTGAATAACTAGAAACTCCCTCTTCTGCAAGTTTTGCATAAGCAAGCAAGAGTTTGTCTCTCAGGATAATAAGTGTCGCTACAGGAGTTGTTGATGCCATCTAAAAAAGTAAATTTGTCAATTTAATCAAAAAAAACTCTCAGGAACTACCGAAAACCTGAGAGAATTTTTATATTATTATATGCTTCATAGTCTTTCAACTGACAAAGCAACCTTATGAATGAAAAAGAAAATAGATAATAAATTCATTCAAATAGATTTTTATATATTGTCAAATTTAAGCTACCACCAACTCTCAGAGGTTTGTCGATTCTTTGGCTTCCTCGGCTTTCTTTGTTGTTGTTCTCCCATCGGGTTGGCATTCATTCTGTCAACTCTTGCGATTCCGATAAACTTACTCAAGGCTCTTGCCATACATTCGCAGTCAAAATAGTGATCTCCTCGGCTTCTCTTCATCTTCCTGACTGTCTTAATGTGACCACTCCTGTCGGTTTCCTTCGCCCAATAAACTGCAAATAATTGATCGTAGTATTCCTTGGGAGTATCTGTGAAAGTAAAGAACCCCGACATTTGTTGCGATCTTAGCTTTGCAATCTCAGATTCCCAAATGTTCTTATCAATATGTAAATATAAAAACTTTCCTTTTCCTGCTCTTCCTTTGTTGTCTCCCGTGAATGGGTCTTTTTGTTGTAAGCGATAAGGTTCTGCCATTGTCTTCCAACCTCTTGAGCCGAACCAATGGGTTCTTCTCTTGAAAACTTCTTCATAAACTTCCTGAGTTCTATCTCCTGCACAGTCAATGATTGCCTTATGGCATTTGTTGTCTTCAAAGATTTTGTCCAAGTCAACAAATGAAGCGACACTTCCGAAATCTATTAAGTAACTTTCGCCACTTGATTCAAAGCCTCTAACAACAAATCTAAAGTGATCCGTCTGAGTATCAACTGCAAGGATTCTATAATCGCCTCTTAAATCGCCTCTTTCATAGTTTGACTCTAAAACATTTGCTTCGCTCTCATCCTGATTGACCCAATCTTCTTTCCAAGCCTCTGCTAAGTTTCCTTGAACAAACTTCTTGAGTCCATAAATACTTGAACTCACTTGAAGCCAATTAACAATCAGGTCTGCAAAAGTCATCGCAGGAGAGTACATAGAATTTAAATGATAACTCTGATGTCCTGATGGAGCGTTCGGATTCATTTGTCTCCACTCTCCCTTCTTTATCATTGTTGGCTTGTGAGCATCGAGAATCTTGCAGTCGCAATTTTGGCAACGATAGTGAGCAGAAGATGCAACCTTTAGGAAATCATAAGAGCCGTCATCCATTTTTGCAGATTCATCAAACCCGATTCCATATCTGAGCTTTCCGTCTTTCCCTTTCTGTCTCCACTCGAACTGAATCATTTCATCGCATTCAGGACACGGCATAAAATACTTTCTTTGATCCCCGTAAATATATTCTTCCCATATTCCTCCCTTCTCTTCCTTTGGAGTTGATGTTTGAATAATCTTATATTCTCGCCTTCCCTTAATCCGTTCGAGTGCTGCGAGTCTTATGTCAGGATCAATCTCATCAATCTCATCAAGTACCAAGTAAGCAACAGGAGCAGACTTAACATTGTTCTCACTTCCTGCTCCTGCAAAAGTCAGGACACAATTCAGGAACTCTTGTCTCATATTTGTAATCTTATCAGTATCAACTTTTCCTGAAGAGGGAGAGATCGGACATTGATCCATCAAAGGTTTGCAATCTTCAACGAATGGAAGCCATCTTCCCTTTGAAAAGTTCCGAGCATTCTCGGCAGAAGGCATAATCCAAAGAGTATCTTTCGGAAACTCCGATAAGAGATAAGCAACTCCTGCATACATTGTTGTTGTCTTTGAACTTTGTGATCCCCAACAGAGAGTCACTTTGTTGACCATCGGATCAACTAAAGCGTTTAAAGGTTCTTCAGCGTAAGGAAAAATTTTTAACGCTCCTGACAGTTCAGAGATATTAGCTCTCAGGACGCAGTTGTCATAAGCCCACTTTATTGGAGAAGTGAGTTTTCTAGGAGCGAACAGTCTCGCCAATTCATCGGACAGAGAAGCCATTTTTTAAAGCGAATTGTTTTGCATAGGTTTCCAAATCTTTTTCTGCTGCTTTTTCAAATGCTTTGATGTTACCATTCAAAGCTCTTTGGAAAGCAGGGATTCCTCCTGAGTTTATATTCAAAGCACTTTGAGCTTTTGATGAAATCGTGATTTCATAGTCTGTTCTCGAAGATTGACTTTGAAAACCATTGACTGCTCTCCCAAGTTCAGGATCAGTAATCGCTTTCATTGCTTTGCCAAGTCCCCTAGTGTTAGCCATCGGGATTCTTAATTTTTTTAATATCTCAAGGAAAGATTTTTTGCCTGCGTGTATTCTCGCTTTCTTATACTTCAGTTGATGAGTCTTTGTTGTCTTTGCTTCCCTGACTGCATTGTTTATCTTAGACCTAAGTTTCGGAGAAAGTGTTGCTGATTGTCCTGCGTTCCTTCCTGTTCTTTGAACAGTCTTTCCGACATTCTTCAGCTTTCCGTCTCCATTAACTTTGATCCATCTGTCTTTCTGCCATCCTGCTCCATTATACCAAACTTGACCATCTTTTGCGACTGCAACCAAATCTCCGTCTCTTGTCTTGTAAGGTTTGCGAAGCATTCTGTTTACATCTTCTGTGATCTTCTTAGCAGACGATCCTTTTGTAAGTTGAGCAGAGCGAGTAAGAACAGAGGAAGCAACTCCTCGAACAACATCTTTATAAGAAGCACCTGTCTTCTTTTTTAACGCTCGGATCATATTATTAAACCCTTGAGCGTTTATGTTCATTCGTGTACTCATCTATAAAAGTTTAAAATGTAAAGCGTCCCTTTCATAAACATAACCGACTTGCTTGTTTATCAGACTCCTGTTTCTAAATTCTGTTGTCTTAGGCATTGATCGTTCTTCCCATTCAAAGTCGTGTTCCTTGCTTACTAGCTTTGAGATATTCCAAGCCCAACAGTTTCCCTTGTATTCAACAATATAAATAAACTCTCTTCCTGACTCCTTCGCCTTTGGGAGATTGGAGTCATATTTGGAACGCTCGAAAAGCCAAGAGTCGTAACGCTTATCTCGGCATTTGATTTCAATAATGTAATGCTTGTTTTCACAGTCAAAGGTTTCTGTTCTATGGGTATCTTTAAGCTTACTCATTTTCGGAAATGCTTTAGCAATAGATTTGATGACCTGATTCTCTTTACGCTTTGCCACTATTGTTCTTCATTATTTTTTCAATCTCAGCGAAGACTCGATCGTCTAAGCCATTGCGAATAGCAAGTTCTGCAATGTTTGGATTTGATGGATTTGCTTGAGATGCTATTTGCCTTGGTAAGGCATCGAGCAATCTCCTTAGAGGAGTTAGTAGTTTTATAAGTTGCTCGGTAGCTTCTGATTCAGGAATTAAATTATCTCTCTTCTGTTGCAATTCGATTTCTCGAATCTGTGCCATTGCATTCTCTCGCCTTTCCTGTGCTGCGATTAGCTTTGCCTTTAAGTCGTGTATGTCGGCAGCCGAATATTCTTTCCCATCTATTGCGACTCTTCCCGATCCCTTGCCATCAATCTCCTTTTTCTGAATCCACAGTTTCCAATCCTTAAGCTCTTTAGAATCCTTTGGACAGTCAGGATGCTTTGAACGCCACTTGGACAATGTGACATTAGTCACGCCTAATTGTGAGGCAATTTGAGTCCAAGTTGGTTCTTTCATTTGTTTGTTGTTTTTATTTTAAAAGGTTTTGCGACAGAAAGTCACAAAAACGCAGAGGCTCGCTTGTGCCTTGCTTTATGTTTTCGTTCTATAGTACCTAACAACCCCCGTCCCCATAGGGTGTCCACTTCCTTGGATGGTTACTCAATTGGTCTCCTTTTTATTACTTCTCCCAATACTTCTCCTAGTTCGGGATAGATTGTTTTTATTATCTCGACATCTTCTTGAGCGTTCTGAAGCCAAGCTTGCCTTTTACAGGGTTCGCCTTTTGAGTTGATATGCCTACCCCCTAAAGTTTCTAAAGAGTCTGACAGAGACCTCTGCTCCCCTAATAGGTCGAGTATTAACCTATAGGCTCTCATTGATCTTCTTTGAATAGCTGACAATCTGTTGAGTAGTCTTGCTCCTGAAGGAAGCCTAATATGAGAACCCTTGTCAATTTCGTCTAACTCCTGAAGCCTTGAGGCAATCTCGCAGACAATGGAATGATGATCAGGTCTATCGTCAGGAACTTGTTCGGGATAATCCATCGCTTCAACTAAGCTGACAGTTCTCATCTAAACATTGTTGTCTTGAGGGATATTCTCAATACAAGGATTACTGATTAGCTTCTGAAGCACTTCGTGTCTTACTGTCCAAGACTCGCATCCTTCCATCACTCCTCCGTCATCCAATTGAGATTCCGTAGTTGATGCTTCTTTTTGTAGAAGTCGAATGCCTCGCTTGAAATTCTTTGAGACGATTGTTTGTTGTTGTTCTAATTCCTTGATCGAAAGATTAATTTCTCTCAAATCTCTTAGAGCTTTAAGTTCTTGAGGATTGTCCATTATCAACATATATAACAAAATTGAACCTGTTGTCAAATTTGTCACAGGCTTTTCCAAAGGCTCGGAACTTGGAACTGTTTCATCCGACTGATTTTGAAGTCGGAGGAAACAAGTTCCTTGGAATATTCTTCCATATTATTATATAGGTTGGAAGAAATTTCCAAAACGCTTGGAAAAGCATTGGAAATTTCAATATAAGTCCTTGAGAATAAATAGGCTTACAAATTTCCAAGGCATTGGAAAATGCCCTTTTTTGAGGATAGCCGTTTCCAAGCAATTTCCAACCACTTTGGAAACAAAAAAAGACCCTCCGAAGAGAGCCTTTTGTTTTTATTTATTTAACCTTATCTTATGCTAAATTGATGATGATTTGATCCAACTCTGAATCGCCTGTTGCAAGTTTTGTTTGAACTGCTAATCTGTGAACCTGTGGTTTTACATATAAAGTGAAGAACTCTTGCTCTGAGTGATCTGCCATTGCTTGAGCAAGTCCGATCTTCGCATCTGTGTCATTTCCGTTTGCGATGTTGTTGAGTGTTGAGAAAATAACTGTTTTAAGGTTTTGAAGTTTTGAGAGTTGAGAGTTTGTAAGTTCTTTTTTCATAAGGTTTTTATTAATGTTATTGTTGATTATGATTATTAAGTTAAACCAAGTTTAACGAATTGCAAGTCTTAAAACGAAAAAAAGTAAAAAAAAAGCATCTTTTTCAAGATGCCCTTTTTTGTGTTATTAACCTTATTTTATAACGAAAATTCTAATTCCTTTCTTTTAGCTTTCTCCTTTATCTTTTCTTTAACCCACTCAATCAGAGTAAATTTTTCGCAGACTGAGTTTCCTTTGTGGTAGTTGAATAAACTCTTTTTAGGGAACTCCAACCAAAACTCTCTTTTAACCTGAGTTGTTCTTGAGTTGAGTTGTCCTCCTGAATAAGCATTGATTAAGATTGTTCGGATGTCCTCAATGTCATCATAGGTTGTTACATCTCCTGACTTGTCGTTGATCTCTGTGATAGTCATTTTGGATTGAGTGTAATCTTCTCCCATTTGATGAAATTCGACTGTTAAAAGAACTGTTCCTGCTAAGTAATAAGTTCCCTCTGATGGTAAAACGAAAGTGCAAACTTCGCTTGTTGTTCCAAGGTTGGAAGTGATGATTGGTTTTGTTACGATTGTTTCCATAGTGTTTTTATTTAAGGTTAATGTTGATTGAAAAGTTTAGTCTATGTTGTTCCAATATTTGATCCACTCAATGCACTCTCTTTTTGTGCTTGCATTGGTTAAAGCGTATCCGTGAATATCTGTTCCTTCTAATAGCATCCAAGCTGAAGACTTAGGAGCTTCCCAATTAAATTCAATAAAGTATTCTTTGCCATTAGATACTGTTACATTGTAGCCCCAAAAGGTTTTGTGTTTTTTAGTTTTGATAGTGTTTTTCATAAGGTTAAATTTGATTATGTCTTTTAGTAAAATTCTTTTTTGCTAAATTGCAATAGCAAAGTTAAACTTTTTTTAACTTTTTTTCAAATCCCTTTATTTAAGCACCCTAGAGGACGAAAAAAAATACAAAAAAAGCCTCGGTTAAGAGGCTTTTGCTAGGAATGGAAAGAATATCTTTATTAGCTTCTTTCGCTTTTGTCGCTTCAGATGATTCTCATATCTAAGCGAGATTGATTTGGTAGTATTAATCATAATAGTTGGAGTGATTACGAACCACTCCTTCTATAAAGTCAATCCTATTGTAAAGAATTGAAAAGCCTCCCATCGGAAGAAGACCAACGATATTGAAGTCGATATAATCTATCGCTTCATCATCATCCATTCCTTCTGACATCAACTTCTCTTTTATCTTTTCATAACAATAAACTAAATGATTACATTCGTTAGTCCCAACGATGCAATCGTTTAAACCATCTAGTTTTATTCCTTCAGCTATTTCAATTAAGTATTCTTGCTCTTTCATTTTGTAAATAAATTCCCTGCCGTCTCTGTTACCTTTCCTGATAGGACTAAAGATTTGACCTGAGAATAAACTGTCGATTTACCGATTGAGAATCTCTCTTTGCAACGATCAACCAATTCTGCTTTTCTTATACCTGAAGGCATCGCTTCGGAAATAACATCAATGACTTGAGAGCCTGTGACTTTTTGATTTGGTTTCTTGAGTCGGTTTGCGTCCAAGTCTTCTCGAATACTAAACAAAGGAAAGTCCCACTCGACAACAAAAGGATCAACTCCTGCAAAGTTTCGGAGAGCCGAATGAACCGAAAAACAATTCTGTTCTTCGTGAGCAGTCAGTCCGAGAATTGTGTCAGGGTCTCTTGCAAATACTCCTGAACCTGAAACTCGATCCAATGGATCTTTGTCTGCTTGGTTGCCTTTGGAGTAGTGTGCTGCAAATGCAACTGCTGCTCCTGTCTTCTCAACAATAGCTTCGACTTCATTCATTAGTTGTCCGATGTCTCCTGCCGAGTTTTCGTCTCTCCCTGCTAGTCCTTTATAGATTGGATCAATAACAATTAGAGAAGCTCCGTTGTCGAGTCTTTCGTCCAAAGCCTTCAGGATAACACTCAAGTCGTTTGAAACTCCTCTGAGTGACCATATCTTGAGATTCTTTGGAGGCTCGGTATTCATAGCTTTGCAAACAGTTCTTACTCGCTGAAGAAAAAATTCGTGAGCAACCTCGAAGTTTATAAAGATAACATCTTGGTCGGTTGCGATTGTTTCTTTACCAAACCACTTCTGACCTGTTGCGACTGCGATTGCCATATTCAGGAGCGTCCAAGTTTTGTAAGACTTTGAGCCTCCTCCTAATATTATCTTTGTCCCTCGATGAACTAAGCCATCAATTAACACAGGATAACGCATTGTTATTCGCTTGTTTAAGTCTTCGGGAATCTCAGAAGCTGAAGTCCATATCGGGAGAGATGAAGCAACTTCTTCTCTTTTTTCTTCTACGGCTTCAGATTTCGCTTCAGGAGTCTTTCCATATCTATCGAGACCATTTACGCTCGGAGCATCTCCGAAGCCTTGAGAGGCTAAATCCTTGCAAGCCTCCTTAAAGTTTCCGTTGTGTTCAACGATTGTATATAAAGCAAAAGGAGAATAAGAAGATGAAGCATCCAAAGGAGTTGCGTTATCTGAGAAGCAGTAGAATGAACCATTGCTCCAAAGAGTTCCTGAGATTCCTTGGTCTTTGTTTGGTCTTGTGCAATAAGTTTTCTCGGCATCGCCTCTGCCGATTTGCCAACCAAGTTTTCTAAGTATTGTTGCAGAGCGATCTCTCGCATCTGAAGCCTGATTATATTTGTCTCCGACTCTCTCGCCTTCGCCTTTTTGAATCGGCTCAGGTTCTCTCGGCATTGCGACAGGAAGCTCGACTGCATCATCGCAATAATGGAGTTGAGGATCGTGAGATAGGAAGCAGAGTCTTGAGACATCTTTTCCACTTTCGTCAGCCTCTATTCCGTAAACTGTCTTTACATAAGCTGAAGCACTCAGGAAGGCTTCTCGATGGTTTTCAGAATCTTTAGGGATAGCGATTAAGCATTTGCAACCTGTTCCCGATGGAGAGACAAAGCCTGCAATAATATGAGGATCATATCTCATATCATCAACGGCTTTCTGAGGATTGTCTAAGTGGTCGAAGTCTAAGCAAAGGATTCCTGAGTGTTCAGTTAATTCCTTTGAGCTTCGCTTGGAGAATGTTCCTGAGAACATTGCTGCAGGCAAGTTGAGCTTTGCTTGGCTCGCCTTATCCTTATCTCCTTCTTTAACTGCTCTCCTGACTTCTTTAACATTCTCGGCAAACTTTCCTTTGCCTTCCCGAATCCATTTAAGGATTGTTTTTAGTTCGTAGTTTTTGGTTTCGACTTTTCTCGCTTGTTCAACGATTGAGATTCTCCGAGTTCCAAATCCATTTGATTCTTGTTCACTTGTTCGCATAGTAGTTGTTTATTAAGTTGTTTTAATTCATCCAAGTAAAGACTTCTTTTGCTTTTACGCTTAGAACCTTTATTTTCCTCTTCAGAGTTTTCTCTGCTAATTTTATAGCATCCTTCTCTGTAGAAGCTATCTTCATTATCTTCGCTTCCTCTTGGATTGGGTTTATGTAAGTTATCTTCCAAAACTTCAAAGCTTTAGTCTTTGCTTCCATTTTCGATAAGTTGTAACAGGGAGATCATAAAGCTCGCAAGCTTTGCGATAGGATAATCCCTGATTTCTCTTTTCGTTTATTGCTTTTGTTATCCTGATTCGCTCTTCCTTTTCGTAGGTTTTGCGAACAGGTTTGTCATCGCTTTCGTAAGGATTAATTCCCTGTGCTTCTAGCTCTTTGATTCTCTTCATCTCTTTAGCTAGTATTCGAGATGCAAAGCGAACACAACTGCTCGCCTCCTGTGAATAACTACCACCCATTTGTCTCCTTTATTTTATCTGTGAAATCGCTCCATTTGATGAGAACCAAAGATTCTCTTTTGTCCTGTCTAAAAACAACGGCATCAACTCCGTCATTGATTGCTAAATACAAAGGAAGATGCTTTCTTCTCTTGGCTTGGATTCTGCAACCCTCGACAATTAAATCAACTTCTTCGCATTCGCCTAAAGCTCTTCCGTTGGAAGCATAGGCTCTCTCAGCAGTTAGTCCTTTCGCTTGTGCGTCTTTGACTAGCTCTCTCTCATAGTTGTTTCCTTTTACTTTGCTCGGGTGTGTCATTTGCTCCTTCCTGATAATAGTTCTCTAATTTGTTTTGATTCATTAGCTATCTCTTTTTTCTTCTTTTGAATAGCTTTGATTTTCAGCGATAAGAGATTGCTTTCATCTCTTAGAAGTTTGAGTCGAGTTTTAAGCGACTCTTTCATTATTGTTGGATAATTCATTTTTTATTCTTTTTGTTTTTTCTAGTTTTAGACCAATCAATCGAATCATAATTTTCATCATACTTCTTTTGATCATAACCCTTCTTCGGTGTCATTCCTTTTCCCATCTTAAGTCCTTGGGTCGAAGTTGTGAACATATCTCCAAAGAGCGAGCATAGATAAAAAAGCATCGAACTCTTTTTTGAGTTTTTCAGGGTTGTAAGTTATCACTTCCGTTCTCCCGATTTCGGTTGTGGAAATGTAAATGTTAGCTCCATAAACTTTGTCAAAGCTCCCGAAGCGAGAATAAGCATAGGCTGCAATCTGCATCGGTTGGAACTCATAAGGAGTGACCTTCTGATCTTCCTTAGTCTTTCGAGTCTTGAAGTCGATTACAATATTTCGATCGCCTTGTTTCGCTATCATATCAACTCGCCCTCCGTAGCCGTGTTGATTGGAGACAAGGATTGCTTCTCTATCAATGTCATAGAACTCACTTGCTTTAATGTAATCCAAGACAGGATTCACATAAGGAAGTAATTCTTCAGCTACAGGAAAGCCGTCAAAGCTTTGGTCGATCGCATCGTGAATGCGAGTTCCCAAGTCTGCTGCTTCTTTGACTTCTTGCTTTGATAGTTCTGTGACTCTCTTCAAATAACGCTGATCGCTTTCGTCTTCTCCTTGTGGATTAGACTTGGCTGCTTCAATTGCTTTGTTGAGCTTCCATTGTTCAAGACCTCTCTTCGACATAATGTTGAAGATGCTTGTCACAGAAGGAACGAAACCGAACTTTCTCGCATCTGCGAGAGTCGTTGATCTTTCTCCTCCGTCTTTCTTTTTAATCTTGTAGGCAGGTTGGCAGTCGGCTGAATACCAATGAGCGTCTACAAGTTTTGTTGGATCGTCTAGTGTTGCCATAGTTTGTATTTGTTTAAAAAAGTGTTTCTTGAGCCGTGTCTCTTTTTATTCTTTCAATCGACTCTTTAAAATATTCTTCATCTATCTCGCAAGCCGTAAGATGAAGCCCTGCATAATGAGAAGCAATAGCGATTGATCCTGAACCGAGATGAGTGTCGAGAATCTTATCTCCTTCATTAGCGTAGTTTTGAAATATCCAATCATAAAGTTTGATCGGCTTTTGAGTTGGATGGATTTTATTCATTCCTGTTTCGTGTTTTGCTGAACTACCACACCAATGAACTTTTGAAATTCTTATAGGCTTATCAAAACTCGTGTAAGCTAATTCAGCATCTGCAAATAAACTTTTTCCATTGTTTTTATCCCAAACAATCCAACAAGATTTATCTTTTTGAATTTTTGTAATAAAATAATTTCCACCCCAAATTATTTGATTTTTTGAGACTCTAAACAATTCATCGAAATATTCTTTATTAGGAGTGTGTTTATCCCAATCCTTGCTTTTATGCTTAACGCCTCCTGTTATGGAATTGATTTTATTTCCCATATCAATCCCATAAGGAGGATCAACAACTGCAAGATCAAAGTGATTGTCTTCGTATTGCGACATCAATTCCATATTGTCGCAACATCTGAGATTGAGTAAATTTGTTTTATATTCCATAGTGAGTAAAATAAGAGCGACTCCGTTTTGAAGTCGCTCTTGCGTTTAATTAGAAAGGACAGTTGTCATCTCCGTCTTCAGGAGACCAAGCGTTTGGAGAGGAAGCGACTTGTGCTTCAGGAGTTGGCTGAGAGCCTGCTCCGAATTGCTCAACAGGAATCACTTGTGGAGTGAAATCGTTGAGCGATGTTTTAGGAGAAGAGATGTTCGCAATGAATGCGTAAGTCTTACCAAGTTGAGAAGTCTTCTGCCCAACTTTGATGACTGCACCTTTACTCTTTAACTCGCAATAGTCCCATCCCATTTGAGGAGCTTTGCCTAGCCAATCGGATAAGAACTTGAAGAGTTTGGATTTCGGAGAACCTGAAATCTTCATCTCCCAAGTTTGAACCTTATAGAGTTTCCCATCCTTGCCTTTGAATCCAAAGAGGAATCGAGTAACATCAATTTCCTCGGTTTCTTCTGATTGATACTTTCTTCGAGTCACTCCGAACTCGTCTTGAATATCAATACAAGTTGCGACATAATCGCCTTCAGGAGCAAGCTCCTCGGTGTCGAATCCATTTGAGGATTCTGATTGTTGCTTTAATATAGCCATAGTTTTTTAATTATTGGTTTTATTGTTATAGTGTCTGATTAGAATGCTTCGGATTTGTGCCGAAACAGATCGCTCTTCAGATTGAGCTTCCTCCGTTATAAGTGATAGGAGAGAATCGTCAACCTTCAAACCGATGTAATTAACTTTTTTTGCCTTTGTTGGCTTTGGTTTTATTTTAGTGATGTTCATATGTTATTGTTTTATAAAATTAAATATCGTTTGAGTAAAGTAAATTTATTGTAGGATTTGAAATAAAGCAAAGAGCGATTACTTGAGTGGATTGATCTTCAGAATAACCTTTCTCGACTAATAAGTTTGAGAGCTTCCTGAATGAGTAGATTAGTTTCCCTTGAGAGTCTAAGCCTACAATCGCAGAATCAAATCCATCAAGCAATCGGCTTGATTGATTTGCTTCCTCAATGTACTGCTGAAAGTGGTTGATCTTCATATTTGAAAATGACCTTGCCGTTTGCGAGTTTGTGTTCTCCGAACTCAACAAGCTTTGCTTTGACCTTCGCCCAATAAGCATCGGTTGAAGAGCGTTTGTAGCCATAGAGTCCCCCGTTGTGAATGCGAGCAATGTCTTCTGCCGTTACATCTCTTCCGAGTCGTTCAGGAGTCGCATAGCGAGCCATATAAGCTTTGAACATCTTGATCGCCTCCTGATGGTTGAAGGCATCGTTGTGAATCCAACTGATCCCTGCGTGTTGTCCTGCATCAATGCAGTAGGCTTGATGGATTTGCAAGATTCCGAAGGCTTCCCCATTGTCTCCAATGG